TAGCCGCAGAACGAAGCGTATCACCCGTTCCGTCGTTCGCATTTGTTCCTGTTGAAATAGCTTGTCTAGTCATGTTAGAACCTTTAAATTAATCTATACTATTTATATCACTGAATCATTAATGTCTGACAAATAGCGAGTAAATATTTCGTTATCCATAGTCTCAGTACCAAGATCAGTAGTTGGTCCAGCTGAATCGTCGAACGTAAATGAATTTGGAGTCATAATTTCTAGGATGCTTGAGTATGCACTATCAAGTACAGAAAGTGTAACGCTATCATAGTTATCGATAATTTCATCAAGATTGATACGTAGATCTGTTCCATCCGAATCGATAATTGCAGTCATTAATGCAAAGTCACCTTCGATAGTATCAGTTGCCTCAGAGAAGATAATTGGAGAAATTTTCTTAATATTTCGAATCTCATCCGAATCAACTGCAGTCGTTGCAGTTACTACATTTGTAGCACCATCACTTGTGAGTAATACTTCACCTTCTAAATAAAAACCAGCAGGATGTACAAACTTTTTATAGAGATCTAAATAGTCGGCGGTAGCCAAACCTACTTTAATAAGTGTAGAAAATGTTTGATATCGTCTGTTATCAGTAATAAACTTTTGAAATTCATAACCAATTTTTGATTCACCTACAATCAAAATGTTTTCTTTAGGATACTCGATCTGCGCTTCTTCGTTAAAGAAAGCTCTAAAAAATGTAGTACCTGCATTTAGGGTACCTTTCATTCTATAGAAGTCACCCATCATTTTAGCCATTAGTCTTGGCTTTTGATAAAATAAATCAGCGCTCAAACCATTACCAATAGAATTCCACCATTGATCTAAGTTATCATCACTTGTCTGATTGATATCATGACTAGATAATAAATTATGTAATTCTAAATCAAACGAGTGTCGACCATCGCTATCGAGATATTCATAATATGCTTCAAGTAAATTGATTAGCTTAGGATACTCAGACTGAAAATACTCAGGTAATACATCTTTTACCTGAGCTTTTGTCAGATTTAAATCTCTGCGATTAAGATCTTCTAAGCGTTCTCTATGACTCATAGTGTGAATGCCGTATTCTGATAATCAATGTTAGCAACAGTATTTGAGTTATTTGGATCAAATGATAACGTATAGTTTCTTAATGGCTTAACTGTACTCTGATTGGCAGGTACCGCAGATACTTTAATTGCATCAAGTTCAAAATCAGAAATATCTAATCCAGTAATCGTAACTACTCCAGTTCCAGTATTATAATGACCAACATTATCCTGTACAACTACTACATCAGATACACGAATCATTTCTAATACATTTGAATTCAGTCTGTTTTTAATAACACATTTGTCACCATTATATGTAAATCTACTTGTTGTAATAATTCGATTAACATTACTTGGAATTGCTAAAGCTGTAGGGAATTTGAGCTCATAATCAAGTGGTTGATTTAATGTAGGTGCAAATCTTTGTTGCAATCTAACGCTAATAGTTGAGTTTAGAATAGCGGTTGACAATCCATCAATTTCGGCTAGCAACAAAGATCTTCTAAAAATACTATCAAACTTTTTCAGATTATCATCGACGTACTCAACAATAAAATTATCAATTGCCGTACTTTGTGTTCTAGCAGTAATGTTTGTTTGATCTGGGTCAAAATCATATGTTACGTCTAGCTCTAAGAATGTAGTAACAGGATCACTGAATACAGTATTAATTGACATAATAGCTAGGTTTTCAGATAGAACTGCAACGATATCATCTTTTGTAGCTTGCTTTGTTCCAGCATCAATATCATCTTTAAATGCTAAACTAACATATACTCTTCCATATACAGGAGGAACGTTTTCATTTCCACCCCAAGCTGTCGTATCACTTAACACATCAGAATGTCTTTGCATAATAAGAGCTTTATAATCTTCAGCAGTAACTAATCGTTGCTGAGTACCAAAAACACGTGGTGCGTTTCCTTTGATTGATGCAATAGTTTCTTTATCAGATCCACCAGATGAGTTAGCAACTGTAGTCACTACAGGAGTATAAGAGACTCCACCGACCGAGATTGTATTATCTGCAGTAAACGTCTTACCGCGGTTTGCATCTTTACCCTTCGTACTTAGATATTGCACAACGATTTTATTACCAGCTTCAGGCGATTTGCCTAATACTACGCCATCACTAAATGTAATTTCGTAATATCCGTTTGGAGTTTCACGGACTAGATAAACAGTTGATTCAGCATCAAGGCGAATATTGTTTTTAATATTTGTATAAGATGTAAATGAAGCTGATGTTGCAGTATCGTACACATCAACAGTTAAAGTATTTGTATCAATTGTTTCATCAGGAATTACATAAATCTGTTCATCAGCTGTATCACCAACTAAATATGTTTTTGTTTTCACAACACCTTCGTGAACAGGAATTGATGTGCTACCTAAATCTGTAAGAAAACTAAAGTTACCATCACCATCATTTGTTGCAGTATATTCTTCAAGTGTTTTAAATGAATACGATACTTCGTCAATTGTTGTAGTAAATGATGTATGCTTTGGTAAAGATACTTGTGGAGTGTCTTCATCAGTTGTATTAAGTGTAACAGTAATATTTGCTTGTGCTGCAGCTTTTGATCCACTATAATAACCAAGAGTTTCAGCATGTGATACAACAGAAGATCTCAATTGTGATGTAGCTAGGAATGATTCGTTAATACCAATATTAGCAATCAATCCATTTAGATGGGTATTATATGCAAGTACATCTAAGATGTTTGATAAACCTGAGGCTTCAAAATCGTAATCGCTAAATTGATCTTTAGATTCTAGATATGTTTTCAGACTCTCTTTGATCTGATCAAAATCTAAATCAGTTGAATTAATGACTGCCATTTATCTTAACCTCGTAAGCGATATATTTGCCGTTGCAATTTCAGATGTGCTTACAATCTGAAACGTAACTTCGACATCGATAGAATTATTATCTGGTCGAACATTTGATCTAACTTTAAGTACTTGTGCTCTTGGCTCATAGTTATTAATAGCCAATGTAACAGCTTCTTCAATATCAAACTCTGAAAATTCAGTAGAAAGATTGAATAGAAAATCGTTTAAGTTTCCACCGTACTTTGGCAAAAACGGTTTTTCGCCGCGGTTCGTCATAAGGATATTCTTGACTGCTTGCTTCACAGCATTTGCATCAGTCTTTTTAAAAATATCACCTGATGCTTTTGCCGTGAATGTTAAGTCAACATCCGAATACGTACGTGTAAATGAAGAGGTAATTGGTACGTTTGATAAGTTACCATCTTCAAGTGAAAAAACTTTTGCCATCTCTTAAAACTCTTTTCTTTTATTTATAACTGTTATGTGAATGTTACGTAAAAGACTGATAATGATTGTCGACCCCTTATCCTACGTAATATCCTGAAAACTGATTCCAATAAGCTGCACCACCATAGTTGGTATTATCTGAAGTAGTTCCGACGTGGTAATACAGGACTACAAAATCATTTTGACTTAAAATTACAGGAACAGAAAAAGTTACCGTATTCCAGTTGGCCTCGTCTATATCTCCCCTAACTCTAATAATTGTTCTAGGATTACCTCCTTCAATTTGAGTAGGAGCAGTTTGTGGATCAGCAGAAAAGTTAACTGGATTTAATTCAAGAGATATATCTGCTCGATTCCCAGAACCATTAGAATGAATATTCTGATATGAGAAGTGATACAACCCGTCAAACGGAGCCGTAAACACTCCAGTAACCGGATCAAAGTGATTACCTACATTAAAATGGACAGTTTCAAAATCGTCTACATATCCTGCAGGTGTATCGTCTCCACCAGTATTGTCTTGTGAAGCAGCAAATGCAACCCTGTTAGATGTAATAATTCTATTAGCAGTAATATCAGTTGCGGTAATATTACCAACCGTCATATCACGGTTTGAAGAGTCACCCTCTATTAAAACACCATCAAGTGTTAATGGATTTTCTGGTAAATTATAAACGCTATCACCGTTATCATCTAGATAAACAATTCTATCTCCACGTGCTTGT